CTTACAAGGCCTTAAACAAGCTCATACAGGGCTCTGCGGCGGATCAGACTAAGAAGGCTATGGTTGACTGCTACGCCGAAGGATTGAAGCCCTTATTGACTGTGCATGACGAACTGTGCTTTTCTATAGAGAGCCAGGAACAAGCAGATAGGATCGTACAGATCATGGAAACAGGTTTAACTTTGAACGTACCATCCAAGGTGGATGCAGAGTTAGGAGCTAACTGGGGAGAAGTAGGATGAAAACTTATTATTTTCAAACGCACGACAACAACTTTTGTTGGTGGGATTCATACATTCATAAAGAGTGTAAGGTCTTAGCTACTCAAGAAGCAAAAGAGTATCAAGCTCTTCCTAGTCGGTTTGCTATGTCTATATTTCTAGAGTCACCCAACAAAGATGGAGATAAGGGAACCGAAGAAGCCTGAGACGTTTGGATGTTAGGTGGCGTAGTCACAGCCGGAGGAGCGAGGTTCGAGGAGCTCGTATTAAGTTCTTCGCTGCCACCTTGAAAAGAGGATTGTGGCTCTACCACTGTATCATTTCCACCCCAGGTTGAACCACCAGAGGATTGATCCGTTTTAACAGGAGGGTCTTGAGGACCTAGTCTAATTTTTTTTTCTTCTATTTGTATTTTTTTTATTTCTCTTCGTGGCAACGACCTAATTGTACCATTGCGTCTCATAATTTTTAATGTGCCTGGGTTGAGCTCTAAGGGTTTAAATTTTCCGCGCAATGCTTCGTCAAAACCGGATACTCCCGCTTCTTTTAAAAGTCTTCTTTGTTCTCCTATTGAAAACCCTAGTG